GATCGTATCCAGGTGGAGCCGGGGCCGAACGGCGTTCCTCGTTGGCTAGTTGATGAGGTCCGCGCGCACAAGCCGGCGATTCTCGTCGAGCTGCAAAAGCGCGAGACGGTGCTTGAAGCTGCGCGGCTCTTGCGCGAGTGTCAATGGGCCAAAGTGCCGCCGGTTTGCGATTTCCTCATCGGCCCTGCCGGCGAGTCGTGTCGGCGCTGCGGCGCGTCTTGGATCGAGCACTACCCGGCGCCTAGGGATGGGGCGCCGCGGTGAAAACGAGTGAAGTTGCTTTCGATAGCCAGCGTGTGTGCATGACGCCGGTAATCACTCGCGAAATGGTCCCGGTCCGCGATCTGAAGCCCGCGCCCTACAATCCGCGCCGGATCGATCCAGCCGCGATGGCTGGCCTCGAGAAGTCGATCGAGCGATTCGGTCTGGTTCAGGACATCGTCGTAAACCGCCGCACGATGCACGTTGTCGGCGGGCACCAGCGGCTCAAAGCGATCAAGGCGAAAAAGGCCAAGGTCGTACCAGTCACGTGGGTCAACCTGGACGACACTGAAGAACGCGCTTTGAATATCGCGCTCAACAATGCCGCCATCGCCGGGCAGTTCACCGACAAGCTGCAGGCGATTCTCGACGAAATGGCGGCAGCAAATCCAGACCTGTTCGAGGACCTGCGGCTTGGCGCGCTGCGCACCGATGAGATCGCGCGCTCATTCGGGTCCGATCCCGACGAAGTCCCGCCCCCGCCATACGATACGCCACGAACCAAGCCCGGCGACGTCATCCGCCTTGGGCGGCATCGGCTGATATGTGGCGATGCTGCCGACGCCGCGACGATCACCGCAATGCTCGGCGAAGATGCCGTCGAGCTGCTTCTAACCGATCCGCCGTACGGCGTGAGCTATGGCGCGAAGTCGCGCGATGCAGCGCGGCGGAATGGCGGCACAACCACGCACCGCGACATCGTCAACGACGACCGCACCGACTATGCAGCCTGGTTCCGCTCGTGGCTCTCGATCATTCCGTGGGCACCTTTCGCGGCATTCTACATCTTCATGTCGAGCCAGGAGATGCACAACCTTCGAATCGCGATCGACGCTCTCGGTTGGAAGTGGCACGATATGCTCTTGTGGATCAAGAACCGTCCGGTGCTCTCGCGCAAAGATTACAACCAGGTCTACGAGCCGATCACGTTCGGCGAGCCCCCGGTCGATACGAAGGAGGTCGGCGGCATAGCGATCTTCGGATGGCCTGAACGCCACCGATTCTATGGCAGCAAGAGCCGCACGAACGTCCTCGAGTTCGATGTCCCGGCGAAGAACGATCTGCACCCGACGATGAAGCCAGTCGCGCTGCTTGAGCAACTTCTGCGCGACGGCTCGCGCGACGGCGGGATCGTCCTGGACCCATTCGCCGGCTCCGGCTCCACGGTAATTGCCTGCGAGCGGCTCGGGCGCGTTTGCCGCGCCATTGAGCTCGATCCGCTCTATTGCGACATTGTTGCTGCCCGGTGGGAAGCTCACACCGGGCTCCAGGCCCAGCGGCCCGAGGCGGGGTCCTGAGGACGCCCATAAAGGGGCAACACGGCCCGACAGCGGGGCCGAAGGCTCCTGGCGCGCTTAGTTCTCCCAGCAGGTCCACGGAGGGCGAACACGGGGCTAATCCTGCGGAACGTGCGGATGCCCAACGCGCGCGCGTGAAGCGCGTCCCCAATCCGAAGGGTGGCCCGACCGTACTCACGCCGGAGGTCGAAGACAAGATTATCGGCGTGATCCGCGATGTGGGGATGTCGTTTCGGATGGCGTGCGCCTACGCCGGGATCTCGGACGACACCCTCGCGCGCCGGCGAAAGGCCGACCCGAAATTCGCGGCGCGGATCGAGCACGCGCGCGAGATGTGCAAGGCCAAGCTGCTAACGCAGATCGTGGCGGCTGCGCCGACGAACTGGAACGCGGCGGCGTGGACGCTCGAGCGACTCTGGCCGGAAGAGTTCGGCCGGCGGCGCCTCGAGACCGAGCATTCCGGCGTGGTCAAAATCACGATCGAGGGGGGCTTGCCGGAATTCCCACGATAACGCTGCCCCGCCTTCATCCTGGCCAAGTCGAAGCCTGGAACGTGCCAGGCCGGTACAAGGCCATTCGCTGCGGTCGGCGCTGGGGTAAGACGGCGCTCGCTGCGACGATCATTTGCGATCGTGTCGCGCGGGGGCAGTCGTGGGGACTATTCGCGCCGGACTACAAGATCACGTCGGAAACCTACCGCGAAATCTACGAGATACTCGATCCGATCACGGAGTCTGCCTCCAAGATCGATGGGGTCATCCGCGTTCTAGGGGGCGGGCGCGTTGATTTCTGGACGCTGAACAACCCACGCGCGGGGCGCTCCCGCAAATACCACGGCGTTATGGTCGATGAGGCGGCCTTCGCCGGTCCGGATATGCAGATGATCTGGGAGCGTTCGATCAAGCCCGCGCTGCTTGACCACAAGGGCGTCGGCTGGGCGCTATCGACGCCCGCTGGCAAAGACGAGCGGAACTGGTTTTACAATATCTGCACTGATCCCGCGCTCGGGTTCGTTGAATTCCACGCCCCCACTGCGAGCAATCCGTATCTCCCGCAGGACGAGCTCGAGCGACTCGTACGCGACAATTCCCCTGAGGTCTACCGTCAAGAGTATCTGGGCGAGTTCGTCGATTGGTCGGGAGTTGCGTTCTTCACGATGAACGCGCTCCTGGTCGACGGGGCTCCAGTGCCCAAACCGGTGCGATGCGACACGGTGTTCGCGACCATGGATACGGCGATCAAGTCCGGGCTTGAGCACGACGCAACCGGCGCGGTGTTTTGGGCGTACAATTCGCTCGCCAATCCGTGCCTTCATATCTTGGATTGGTCGCTTCTTCAAATCGAGGGAGCGGCATTGGAAGGGTGGTTGCCATCCGTCTTCGCTCGGCTTGAAGAACTGAGCCGGGAATGCGGAGCGCGAATGGGAGCGAGTGGCGTTATGATCGAGGACAAAGCCTCGGGGACGGTGCTTCTGCAGCAGGCAAGAAACAGCGGATGGCCTGCGCATCCGATCGAGAGCAAACTGACGTCGATGGGGAAAAATGAGCGAGCCATCGCGGCGAGTCCCTACGTCTACCGCGGCGACATTAAAATCACGGACACGGCGTTCCACAAACGGACAGTCCATAAAGGCCGATCGGCGAACCACCTGATAGCGCAAATAACCAGCTTCCGGATCGGCTCGCAGAACGGGGCTAGCGACGATCTCCTGGACTGTTTCTGCTACGGAATTGCGGTGGCGCGGGGAACGAACGCGGGAACGCGCAGGGGCATATAATGTGTGGTTTGATCTAGCAGGAAACGCTCTCCGCCGCGTGTAGTGAGTGCAGGTTCTCGCGCAGAATACGGAGCGTCCGCAACTGCTGGAATCCACCAACATCGAAGGTCGCGCAAACCAAGGTACCCGGGCTCTGCACCGCGCAAGCCCGCTCGCAATATCCCTACTCCGCGCCGACCACGAAAATGAGAAAATGAAAACGTGAATCCGACGACGCTCAAGCATCCAGTCACGCTCTCACAAGTGGCGATGCCAGTTCAGGTCTGCTATATCATCCCTGTTGACGCGCCGGCAGAGATGCTAACCGAGATATTCAGGGAGTGCTACGAATGGTGGGGCGGCCGTGACGCCCTCCTCATTCCCACGCTCGCGGACGGGAGCATCGACGAAACGTATTGGTCGTGGGCTCGCTCGCTTGAGCCGGACATCATCTACAGTTACGTCCCATTGGCCGTCCCGATGCTGGAGCGCGTCGACCGCGAACTCATGCCGTCGACCGTGATCATACACCCTGCCGAGAAATTCGGACATGGAATGCGGCCTTGGCACGATCCTAGCGTGCGTGGACTACCGTCGTTGTCGGTCCTTCCGATGCTCGGCAACACCGACAGAATCGGGCTGCCGGGTCGTTATTCACTCATCAGCGCCTGCATGGGGTGGGCAAAAGATCCTTTCATCACCGATACGTTCGGGCTCAATCCGTACGGGCCGGGTTGGATTCAAACGCGGACCATCCGCAAACACGTTGACCTGATCGCGCTTGGTTCGCATGAGGGGGCACAGCACCGCGATACCGAGGACCCAGAGATCGCCGATCCGACGATTTTGCTCCGCGTCATCTCCGATGGCACGTATCCGGCAGCCATCAGCATGGCGCAACTATCCGGCATCGGCTATGAGCACATCCTAAGGCAACGCGCCTCCGCCTGGAGGCACTTCAACATCGTCGTCGGCGATACGGCCATCGACCGCATCGCGTTCTGGAACTGCCGCATCGGCGTTGACGACTATCAGCGGAAGAACATCGTCGCTGTTCGGGTCGACGAGGCGAAGTTGGCCGATCCCGGGTTCATCGTTGCCCTCGCTCGCTTCGTGTCGCGTTGGAACACCTCGACATCGCAGAATGGACCGTCACATGCGACGGTTCGCTCGTCATCGGTTGCCGGTGATCGCCTTCAACCTATCGTCGACGCGCTGCGGCCGCTGAACGTCCAGACCACAATCGCGCACTTCGACAACGTCAACGACTGCACGCCGGCAGAGACAGACAAGACGGTCATGATCCGCGGCGGGACGGAACAACGCTATACGGGGTCGGTCGCTCCGCTGACGAAAATTGAGCCATTACATCTTACGAGGGCCGGCCCAATCTCGGCGTGGTTCTTGACAGGCGGTTGGACGGTGCAAGTAACCATCAAGCGCGAGGACGGAGGCAGGCTCGGCTCATCTATCGCCCGCCTTGCAATTCCACGGCGCTGGCAGGCAGTTCGATCCCTTGCCGGAGGGATGATCGCCAAGGCAACGGTCGAGGGCGACCTCCGTCTGTATATTCGACCGGGCGGGCCCCGCGACTCGCTTTCGTTCACGGACGAAGACGCTGAATTCGTGGCCTGCCTGTTTCGTCCATATCATCACCTGACGACGACCGACCCGCGCAACGCGATTCCGCAACCCGCGGCGATCTATCCACGAATATCCAGCGCAGGGCGACACCTTCGTGGTCTCTTGAACAAACTCGGGAGCATCCGCTCCGCGGCCGCGATTCTCGAGGACGAGTTCTGGAAGTCTGTCTTCCTCGACATGGCCGTTCCGCGCGAAGTCTTCGACGACGCGAAGCGCGCTGATTTGGCCGAGCGGCTCAAGAAGCCGATACAGAAGGACGGACCGGCGACGCTGGCGACCGACGCCGACTTCAGAAGTCTCGCCGAGACCGTGGCGCAAATCGCCCCCGATCTGAAGACACCGGTTGCGAAGCGCAGCTTCGATTGGTTCTTGATGATGTATCGAAAGGCCGAAGAATGCAAGCGTGCTCGCGATCCAAAGCTTTCCCCTGACGACATCGAACGGCGCACCATTCAAGAAGTTGAGGAGCAACTTCGTCGGCGCTGCGCTGAAGGCGTGCTCATACAGGGATATGACTGGAAATGCCCGCGTTGCCTTCATCGCAATTGGTCGACGGTCGGCGCGCTCGGCCCGATTCTCACCTGCGAGGTCTGCGATCATCGTGAACCGATTTCGTCCCACTTTTTGTGGGACTTCCTACTCGACGGCTACGTGGCGCTCGGTCTTCGGGAACGCGGTTTGCGCGGGCTAGTTTGGATTCTCGGCTACCTAAGCTGGTCGTCGCAGGACTCGTTCATGTTTTCGCCCCCGCTCGACCTTATTCAGAACGGCGTAAACCTCTCAGACGTTGACATAGCATGCGTGGTCGACAACAAGTTCATCATCGGCGAGGTCAAGGAGTCGGATCGCAAAATCAACGAGGCACTCGGTGATCGGCTCATCGAACATGCACGCATCATTCGCCCAGACGTCGTCGTTCTTGCATGCTACGATCCGGACTCCTTGGCGACGGTAACGAAGCAAACGGATCGGATACGCGATGGCCTCAAAGACTTAGATATCGACGTGAGGCCGATGGTCCCGGCTGCGGGACAGGACGGTGTTCCGGCGATGTTGATGGCGCGCGGGATGTGGATGAAAGAACGGCTTAGGATATTGGCGCTCAGACCCGCTCGTGCGCCCATGGCTGCGCCACCGGTCGCCCCACCGTCCGCGGCCGAACCGCCTCCGGGTGAACAGGCCGAATAGGCGTGTAGCCCCGCCACTTGGAGCCTGTAACGCGAACCTTGACGAGCGTCGCGGTTAATGTTACAACCATGGACCATGGTCTGCAAGATGATCGCCTATTACCGCGTTAGCACCGAACGGCAGGGCCGCTCCGGTCTCGGCCTCGAGGGCCAAGAGGCCGCTGTTGCCGAGCACGTAGCCGGCGCCGGCTGCGAGTTGATCGCCGCGTATACCGAGGTCGAGACGGGCAAGAAGCACGACCTCGTGAACCGCCCGGAACTGCGCAACGCGGTGTCGCACGCGAAGCGGTCGAAGGCCGTCCTGGTCGTTGCCAAACTCGACCGGCTTCTGCGGTCGACGGTGGTGCGAGCCGTGCTCAAGACGAGCGGCGTCCGGTTTATCGCCTGCGACAACCCGCACGCGAACGAGCTGACGATCGACATTCTGGCCGCGGTTGCTGAAGACGAAGTTCGCCGGATCTCCGAACGGACGAAAGCAGCCCTCGCGGCCGCGAAGGCCCGCGGAACGGCGCTGGGCGGTTCGCGGCCTGGTCACCCGAAGCCAACTAGGGAAATGGCGCTCAAGGGCGCCAGCGCG